GTAATTAAAATTTTCTGTTAATTCTGCCATAACACTATTTATAATAAAAAATAACTAAAAAAAAGAGGGGCGATGCCCCTCTTCTTATTTTTTTTAAGGTATACCTTATGATCCGAGGATGTTGTCCACGCGGAAGATACGGTAGTATTGGTTTGTCTTCGCATTTGCAAGACCGTTTGCAGGTGTTGATCCAACGAATGGGTTTGAGACCATGCCGTAGCGAGTCTTGAAACCAATTTTTGGTTGGAATGTGTCTTCCCCTACTGCACGAACCATTGTTAATGGTACGTATGGGCAATAGAATAGACCTGCGTCATATGGGTTAGTACCCTTATAACCAACGTTTACATAGTCAGCGACAGCATACGGATCGATGTATACTCTCATACGACCATTCAATGTACCTGCGAATGTGTTTCCTGTGTCGTCAACATTCAATGAGGTATTCATTGCAGGTGCGTAGTCTAGCATACCAGATGCCGCAAGCGCGGAAGCAACGTCAGAAGAACACACCATGAAGTTACCTTTACCTCTACGTGTTTCTTTTGCAATTGTGTTTGCTTCTCTTTCGATCTGCATTATCAGACCTTTGAACTTCTCAATTGACCAACGTCCGTCAGCATCGTTTTGAATGTCAAAGATACCATTTACGGATGTGTTGGATGTTGAAGCACCAGTTTTCGCTTGTGAGTTCATAGTACGGATCACTTCTCGGTTGATCTCTGCCATGATCTCTGTTGAAAGAATATTCGCCAACTCTGTTTCAGCGTCAAGACCATGAATTGCTTTCAAGTCTTGTGCTAATTCTAGAGTGTACTCTGCTTTCAACGCACGTGACTTCGCAGTCACTGTTGCTTTTTCAATTGTGAAACCCATTTCAGCAAAGGATGAGTTAGGTGAACCTGCACCTGAACCTAAACCTTCGGCATCGCCAGTCGACATACCGCCACCGAAACCTGTGCCATCACGGTCAGAGTCGATTGTTAGAGGATCGTTTGCATTTGTTAATCCTGCCAATCCTGAAGGACCTTGTGAGGTATCGTGGGTTGCTGAAGAGTCACCTGAGTAACCTGTGATTGCTTCGGCAAACAATGCTTCGTCACCTGCAGTTGCACCACCACGAGTTGTCTCGTACTGTGATTTCATTGCAAAGATCAGACCTGTAGGACCTGACATTGGTTGTACACCACAGATGTCATACGCCATTAGGTTAGGCATTGCTCGTCTAACGAGAGCGATTAGAACAGGATTCCAATTCGCTACGTCACCAGTTGAGTTAGCAGGGACTGCTTCGTTCAACTGACCTGCTTGCTCGTTCATTTCTCGTTCTTGGTTTTCCAAGATTGCGGCAGTAACCGCTTTACGATGGGAATCAGTAATAGCACCTGCTGACTCTTCGTTCAGTACTGGTGCCCACTTTTCCATCAACTTATCATATGATACAGTATTCATTTGATAGAACTCCTATTTACTTGTTCTTTGGATTGCTGATAGATACTGCGCCATTGCTCCAGAAGCACTTTCAACGATTGGTGAATCGTCTTCTTCTACTTCTATGTCTGCAGACTCAGTGGTTTTCTTCGTGAAGTATGATTCTTTGATAGTTGCCACTTTCTGTGCGAAAGTTTCTTCTGATTCAAAGTCTACATCTTCAGCGAGTTTTTTAAGTTTTTCAACTTGGGTTGCCGCTAAACCTTCAGATGCATCTGCGATTACTTTGTCTCGCTTCAACACTTCTAGTTCTTCTGTCATCTCGATATTCTTCTTGATAACATCGTTGTTTGCTTCTTCAAGTTCTTCAACTTGTACGGCAAGTTCGTCAACAAGGTCTACCTTTGCTTCTGGAACTTCGATGTAGGATTCAGTAAACAAGTCTTTTAGACTGTTCATGAAATTTTCTGCAATCTCAGTACGCAAACCAGTTTGGATAGCAAGTTTATTGTCATCCATCCACTGCTCAACTACGTAGTTTAGGTAATTGTCAACCTTCTCTACGAGGTCTGCTTTAGTAGAAGCAACTTCTTCTGCTAATTCTTCCTCGTATTTTGTTTCTAAACGATCTATTTCTTCGGACAATTTTGATTTGATTGCCGCTTCAAAGATTGTTTCTGCTTTGCCTTTGAACTCATCTGACAGAGTTGCCTCTGATTCAACAAGTGCATTTAGGTCTTCGGAGAAGTCAACACTTACGTCAACATCTGCCTTTGTTTCAACTAATGCTTCGTCATCTACTTCGACACCATTCTTCTGACTATATGATGCATACATGTCTACCAATTGGTTTTTCTTCATGCCTTGCATCATACTAACCATAGCAGTAATCACACTACCTTTAGTTGCCATCTTCATCGGATCTTTTTTGGTTTGGTCACCTTTGCGCTTTTTTGCGCCTCCAGTGGCATCCCCTGCTTTATCCGTTGCCGCAATAGATTGTGCTTCCGCATTTTTAGGATCGTGACCCATTGCTTCATCTACTTCCACAACTTCGTCTGTTACTTCGTCATGGAGTTCTTGATCCTGAACTTCTTCAGTCATATTTGACTCCTTCTTCATTTAGTTTTGAGTAACGAGAGGAAATTCTTAAATTCACGAACCTGCGTCTCATAAAGATCAGATCGCGGAGAATTCTTAATTTCAGTCTCCATTTGTTCAATTGTTTGCGCCTCGATAATACCGTTGTTCCAAACCCACTCAACACCTTCCATAACCCCATTAACAAATGCGCTAGGTGCAGATGGATCTTGAACAATATCTACTGCATTCAGCATAAAATCTGGTTGCACTATCATTGCGTCATTACCGTTCTTCAAACTTCCCATACCACGAGTCGATACGCCTAGATTGACACCACCATCGAGTAATCCTTTTACGATCTTACCCATAGGAGTTTCCAATATAGTCGCCTTACCCATAACATCGTTCCCTTGCCAATTAAGAGATTCGATCTTATGAGAAACCTTATCTAGGTTTACGGTAGGACCTTCTGGGTGATTTAACTCACCAACTGCCCTATCCTTTGATACCTGTTCAGTGTCATACTTATTGACTGCTTTGACCATAACATCTTTAGGATATATTCTACCGTTCCTATTCTTTTGATCTGCTTGCATGAAGATACCCTCAATGGCGTATGTTTTCTCGCCATTGTCGTTCTGTTCTGTAAGAACTTCCAGATTATTATTGGTAAATTCTGCAATCAGTTTCATTTCTTTAATACCTTTATCATTTCGGATGCCGCTTTCTCTGCTTCATCCTTACTTCTGTAAGCATCTAATCTGTCACCATCTACGTATGCAACAAACCCTTTTGGTTCCTTGTATACCATAATTTGAATACGACCGATCTTCTTGTTGACAACAAGTTGACCTCTCGGTTTACGTCCAAGTGACTCTCTTATTTGATCAAATGTTTTCATTTAATTTATATTATTTATAATTTCCTATTCTTTGACATCATCAAGACTCTTCAGGTAACGGATCGTCTTGCCGTTCTCCGTCTTCGTCATCCACTTCGACTTCCACATTATCACTGGCGACCTGTAAATCTTCTGGGGCATCTTCCATGGTCTCAGGTTCCTCGGTCTCTTGATCATCTTCCTCATCTTCCATTTCTAGTTGATCATCATCAACTTCTACTTCATCATCATCTTCTATTTCTTCGACACCATTGTATATGTTGTCTGCTAATTTAATTTTTTCTTGGTCAAGAATGTCTTGTACCTTCACTGTCATAACGTCAGAGAAAATTTTATTTGCTTTATTGTAGTCCTGATCCAATGCATTTTGAATCAAGTCACGCATTTCTTCACTCATCTCGCTCATCCTTTTCATCTCCTTTTACAGGTTTCAATTCAAATTTTTGTCCTGCAGTTGGATTATCGTCTGGAAGTTCCTGTTCTTTTTCACCTTCTTCAGGTTCATCCTCATCCATCTGCTTACTCATAGTTTCTATTTCATCATCTGAAAGTTGTAGAACATTTTTCTGTACCCATTCTTTAGAAAAGTATTCACCAACATAGTTAGCAATCCTATCTAGGGACTCTAGTCTGTTCTGTAACATTTCAGCGTCACGTAATTCTGTAAAGTGATTGTCTTTTACATAATCAACTGTGATGTCGCTCTTCCATGAATCCCAATCATCCTCAGTACAAATACCTTTCATAATGAGTTGTTTCTTTAGGATACCATAAAAAAGGTGAGAGAACCTCATTCTCAGTCTGTCAATAAACTTCTGAAACTTTAGTTCGTCTCTATTAATTTCTGTAGATCTACCAAGAATACCTTGAACAGACTCTTGATCCAGTCTAGACATAGGAACATTCAGTGAACGATACATTCTCTTTTGAAAATAGATAATGTCTTCGATCTGTCCTAGGTTTTCTCCACCTGGCAATGTGCTGATCTCAGTGCCTCGACCACCTTCACGTCTTGGTAACCAGAAGTCCTCAAGTAGTGATTGGTGTTTACGATCATCGCGGATCTCACCAGTCTTAGCATCGTACACAAGTTTATTTCGATATCGTGCCATGATATCTTTCATGTACTGTTCTGCTTTACCACGTGGCAAGTTACCTACATCAATATAAAACATTCGTCTCTCTGGTGCACGTGCTAGACGATAGATAACCAACGCATCTTCCATCATTCTTAATTGGTTGATAGGTTTCAACCCTTTGTGCAAGTGAGACACAATCTTCTTACGATCCTCTGTCAACAGTCCAGAGGTGACATAAGAGACAGAATCATTTGTCATTTTTATACCACTGTTAGAACTGCCAGGTTTTTCTTGATAGATAAAAAACTCTTCAGTATTCTCAACTATCTTTGCTCCTGTTACAGGATCTTTCTTAAATTTTACTTTCTTTACTTTACGCATCTTAGCGGCATCTATAGGACGAACCTCTTGGATACCTTCTTTAGGATTATCTTCATTCAACACTAAGTGGTGATAAAGTCTACCGTCAACATACCATCTACGGAATATGTCATGTCCTAACTCTTTGAAGTTAAGCATAGAGTAAATTGTATCAAATTCTTCTTTAATTAGTTTTTTGATTTTGTCGGGTGCTTCTACTTGGTCAAGGTTTAGATCTAGTGTTTGTTCAAGTTCACTACCAGTAATTGCTTCATTAACAATGTCTTCAATTGCCGCATCCACTTCTGGATGCATCGCGTTTCCGCGATACTTCATTATTAATTGATAGTTGTCCTTTGAATCGTCACCATCCATATTAAGATACTGACCATAATGTGTACCCGATGCTGTGGCATAACTACCACCTTCATCATCCCTTGGGGGAACGATAGAGGGTAGTTTCTCATCTTTTTTTGCTTTGGCACGTTTGATTTCGAAACCAAATAACTTTAATCCATCATTTTCTGCCATTGTAGTCCTCAGATAAAATAGAAGGGCGGCAGTATCACCGCCCTATCTGTTATTTAGTTAACTTGTAGTATTACTTTCCCAGTACTGGTATACCCAAGTACATGTGAATCTTTCGATGTTGTCATTGTCACCGAATGATAATGGGATAGGTGCTAGATCCTGTGGATATGCACCTCGGAAGTTATACGTCTTCAGAATTGCCCCATCTCTATCCAACTGTTCAACTTTCAGATCTGCTTCGTATGCTACAGGAACTCCAAGACCAGTGTTGGCATTGTGTCCATTGATACCATTCATCCAACGCTCTAGTGCGTCACGAATAGCGAAATCTGTATCATTGATAATAGTTGTTGTCCACTCAGCAAATGTACGATCCCCTGCCATCTTCAACTGACGACCTCGGAAAGGTACAACTATTTGACCGAATGTAGAACCAGGTAGTTCTGCAGTTTCGCATAGAAAGGATGTTAGTTCAGGATTACCGTCTGCAAATGCAGGATAGTTTATGGTAACTTGGAACAGATTGGGACGTGCACCCCCACCTTTCAGTTTTGCTTTAAAATCATCGACTCCTAAAATTGCCATTGTTTACCTCCTTACACTGTGCCTACGACTTCTTCGAAGTCAACACCTGTACGAACTGCGACAAAGTTTAGAGTCACGTAGTTGATAGAACGTGCAGGTTTGATAAACACGTTTGCTATAAATTCATTTCTATCTACTACTGCCGCCGTATTGTTGGTATCATCACACACTACTTTAAAGTCTGTAATACCTCTACGACCTTTTACTTCACGAAGTACTGGTTCGATAATGTTGACAAATTCTGCACGAGTAAACTCATCGTTAAACTCGAACATTGCTTGCTCTGCCGCTTTACCAATCGCACGTTCAAGAACCAAGAACAATCTTCTTACATTGATTCTGTCAAATGCGGATGGGCGACCTAGTTTAGTTTTATCACCGAACAACAAGACTCCCTGACCTGGTATATTTGCAATCGGGTTCACACCTGCTTTATACAGTGTGTCCCTTTGTGCTTTAGTCGGTGACCAAGAGATTGCAGTTATTCCCAGATACTGACCACGTCTTGCACCTGCAGGTGAGAACCATGGCGCACGTTGCAAGTCTGTTGCCGCCATAATCCCTGCAGTTGATGATGCGGCAGGAATGTGGATGAATTGATCATTGTACTTATCGTATACCTTTAGGAAGTTACCATCCGAAACAAGGTAAGATGAGTTAGTGAATGTATCCACGGTTGTAGTGATATTGGTTGTTATTGTTGCAGTATTAGTCAGATTTACAACATCTGTCCTTGCAGGTGATGCAGTGACAACGCAGTCTTTACGTAAATTTTCTGCAGTTGCTACCAGATCATTGACAACAGTTGTCTGATCTGCCCGACTATTCATTGATGGTGAGATTAGGAAATCAACTTCTACTATGTCTTTGTCTTCAAACATATCATAACCTGCTAAGACTTCAGATGTTCCTAATGCTCCTGAGTTCACACCCTTATCAAAAGTGTGTGCTGTATGTGTGGTTAAACCAGGATCAAAATCGTCCCCTGAGTCTACCACTCCGTTACCACGTGCCACAGTGTAATCAGAATCAAAACCTACAAAGTGTACATACTCTGATCGTCCGTTGATTACATCTTTAGCAAAGTTGGTTGTTCCATCCGCATTCTTAGCATCTTTTGCTACTGATACGAATGGATATCTTTCTAGTACGGAACCTTGTGTTCCTGTTAGTTTACCATCGTGATCTACTACCACAACGTGAATTTCGTCATTGGTTGCTGAACGAGTTGATGCATAATTTGATGTACCTGGTGCGGCATCAAATTCGTTCTTGTATGTCCACGCATCAAATGCTGTGCTGTTAGGTGGGCATACGGATACTTCAAGCGAATTACCCAGATCACCTGCGTAACGTGCTATGAATGTATGTGAATCAGAATCCAGAGCGGCCTCTTGTGCGGCAAAATCATCTGCATTCTTTACGAGTTCCATTGGTAGTGTGTTGTTATTATCTGTTGCCAACTGTCCTATAGTAGAACGAGCATTCTTGGCGGCAGATGTAACTTCACGCACAATCTGTAAAGATCCAGAATATCGTAAAAAGTAAGATGCGCTATGGAAGTCTATGGTATTTGCTGAGTCTGGAGAGGCAAAAACTTCAACGAGTTTTGACTCGTTGTCTATCAATATTCTTTGCTCTGCAGGTCCCCAACGAAAGTTCCCTACGATTGCGCCAGTAGTTGACTGAACGTTTGGTACGCCACCAGTCAGATCTATTTCTTTGACAACAACTGCAGGAGAAGCAGACGGTGTTGAAAGTGCCATTTTATCTTCCTCTGTTAAAAATTATATGTTCCATAATACGATTAGTCAACATACCATTATTTATAATAAAATAATATTACAAGACTAAATCGTCTGGATCGAAGATAAACCTACGTGTATCCTCTTGTATTCTCCACGGATCTTCTTCGTTTTCTATCTTTACTATTGCTTCTTCACCATCATCTATAAAACCAAATGGCACTACATCATTCTCTATTTCTTTCATCTTTTGCTCAAACATCATCTGTTTTAGATTGATATCTGTAAAATCTGAAAAGTATTGGGTAGATACAAAGTATCCAAAAAGAACCAGATTCATCATAAGATCATCATGGTTCCCTTCGGTTGCTTCATAGGATTGACCTTTTGCTTCAAAGGTTGATATCTCTAATATAGTCTGTTCATCGTTGATTGTCAACCTTTTTTCTTCTAAAAGATCTTTTATTGCAGAACAACCTAAACGTTTAGTTTTGCGGTTTATCTCTATCCCTATTGCATTTGCTTTGACCGAAGACTCTACGTGCACGTTTTCATATTCCAAATCATGATATAATCCATTGCACACAACTGTACCTTGGTCATTAGATTCAACCACGACATATGCATTATTGTAAGGTTTTGCAAATTTATAAATAATATTTGGGAAGAGCAATGGCGAGATAGTGTTGTTGCGATATACAGCAACCTGTTTAAATGGGCGAGTGCTAATATCGATCAGAGTAAATGTAGAATAGTCCTGACCTCTTCCCTTCGAAACATCTACCGTCATTACATAATCATGTTTCTCTATAGGTTCTTCATATACCTTTAGTGCTCCACCTTCCATAGTTCTTACAGGTGGTTTTGCTCTTAACCCTAAAAGAGTGTCAGCATTTACAAGTGTATCTCCAGTTCCAAAGAATGTATTACCAAACTCCTGATCAAACTGTAATTGACTTGTGTTAGAAATTGTTTGTTCTTTCCACTTGGCATCTCTACCTGGCACATCCCACCAGTCTACGCGGAACCCTTTGAACTCATTTATGCCTTGGACAGATCCTTCCCATAACTTATGGAACTGATTACCAATACCATTTGCGGTGGATGTCACAATAACTTTTGTGTCTTTACCTGCAGATACAACAGGATAAGTTGACGTATAAAATTCTGCCGCACGTTCTACGAAAGCAAACTCATCAAGATATAAAAGGTTGACAGACATACCACGAATGGAATTCCCACTAGTAGCAGAGGCAACAATACGCGAATTGTTAGAAAATTCCAGACTCCTTTTGTTGACTGCTTTAGAACCTGGTTGAATAAAGAAAGGTATGTTCTCAAGCATGAGCGTGATGCGTCCAAGCATCTCTCCTGCAGTTTGACCTTTGTTTGCGAGGATTGCGACTGTTTTTTCTGGGTTGAAGAGTGCGTACCATAGCAGGTAGGCACACGCACTAATGCTTTTACCAGATTGTCTACATGCGAGGACGATGTTGAATCTGTTTTCTTGGAATTGTTCAAACATCCTCCTTTGGTATGGATATAATTTAAAGTTGACAATGCCATCATCTAATGATATAACTTTACAATAGTTCTCCACGAAGTATATCGGATCAACCATACACCTCTTGTACTCTTGTATTAAGTGTGGTGTCCATTGTTCATTGACACCATCCTTTTTTACATTAGGATTCCCTAGATATGTATTCTTCTGGTTCAACATCAACTACATTATCTTCTCTTAGCATTTTTTGGACATCAGAGGTTGAACCAAGATAAAAGTTATTCTGTTGGTTTTCTACCTGTGGTCTTTCCTCGTCATTCAGTTGCTTTTGTTTTTTATTTAAATCTTGAAGTTTATCGTTGACATCTGCAACATTTTTAATTAAACCAGATAATACTTCATAGGCACGAGGATGCTCGGATTCACGAGCAACCTCTATCATATTCTCAAGTGCGTCTTTTCCCTTCTCTATCAATTCATAGAGAGTATCACGAGAATAGTCGTAATCATTATTTATCTTATTATCATCCATATCATCCGCTTACGGTAGTACCTAATTCTATGCGTTTGAATGTAGATCCGTCATGCATTGCAAGAGTTGGGTTTCCTGAATCTCCGTCCGAAACGTAGATCAATTGACCTGCTACTCCTGTAGGTAGAGTTGCAACTGTATAAGTTCTTAGTTTTACAGTATCTGCACGTGCCTGTACGTGATCGCTATCTATGATACTAACTACGTCTGCACTATCAACTAGTTCTCCCAGTCTTGCTTGAACATGGGCACTATCAATCAGTTGGACAACGTCAGCACTATCTACTAAATCTCCTACTCTTGCCTGAACATGAGCACTGTCAATAAGTTGTATTGCTTCTGCAGAGTCTAGGAATTGTAATGTATCTAACCTAGAGTTTACAAATGTTTGGTCTACTATTCCTGCCAGATGATCTGAGTCAACAAAACTCAAAACATATGATGAGTCAATGACACTCTTTAGATAAGAGGCACCCCCAGTAGAATCTATTCTTGCGTCAAGGTGAGTGAAATTACCATCAAGTTCACTGAACGTAAGTTCACTACCTTTCGTATTTCTTAGTGTAATGGGCATTTATTTCTCCTTACGCACTATCGTCAAATGCCAGATCAATTGTTGTGTCAAACCCAAAATCGCTATCTGGCATACCGATAGCAGTAATAGGATTAGGTGTTATGGTGATGGTCTCAAGTTGGATATCAGAATCCTGACTTGCCCCTTCGTTTTGCTGAAAGACATTTGCGATAGATTTTCTAACAATTTTACCTTCAGTAATAGGTCCATAAAATGTAGTCTTGACTTCAAAAGTTAATGTATATATAATAGTTCTTCGTTGTTCCATAGATGCTTCAAAATCATCTGAAAACGTCACCCCTTGAATTATAACTGGGATATCCTCCTTGAAGTCTGGATATTCACTAAAGGGTTTTATTGTCAAAGTGTATTGCGGATTGAACGTAGGAAGAATTTGTTCTACGATTTGCAATGCATCATCTTGACTCTTAGCATATATGTTAAGATCAAAAGTTATCATATAGGGAACAGGTGAAAAAAACTTTTGCCTATCGTTTACAGTTGTACCAATGGTATTGAAATTATTGACCTTAGTCAATTGCCTTGCATAGTCATAAGCAAAACTAGTAATCTCAAATGACATCCTAGGTAACTTTATGGCAGTCTTTTCATCTGTTTCAAGTTCAGGTGTTTGATTTATTCTTTCTAAAAATTTCTTCCTAGGTGCATAAGCAAGAGGAACTTTTAATTGATTTAAAATTCCACCAGAAGCATTTTTGCGTAGAACGTAGATATTATTGAACAGTCTTCCGAACAGAGAAACCTGCTTTCTTATCTTCTCATGATAGAAGTATGTGCCAAACATTAGTTATTCTCCACGTCACCAAATGGATTGTTTTCTGTAAAGTCTAGGAAGTCAGTACTGTTTGTACTAAAGATATCGTTTTGTTCAGTTTCAGATATCTTATTGTCTTCTGTTACAGAGTTCACTATCAATCCACGTCCTATTACACCACCTCTAGATGTATTTATGATCTCACTGCCAGGTACAAATGTGTGGTATTTACCATCATCAGAACCAACATGTGCCAAGTAGATGTGATCTGAGGAGTCACCTGCAGAGTCATTAACAATTCTCTGGATCTCACCAGTAATCTTGATACCACCTGCAAGTATTTGTTGTACTGTATCACCGATACGATAATCTGAGTCAACTCCAAGATTACCACCAGTAAAGTTGATAGTGGGTGCGGAGTCATAATTAGTACCTTGTGAAGTAAGTGTAAGACTGTTTACTCTTCCAGTTGATAGATCTATTGTAGCAGTAGCAGTAGCACTATCTCCCACCAACCCTGCAGAGTCTTTACCACCAACAATAGAAACCGTAGGAACTGTTGAGTAGTAATTACCACTGTCTGTTAGGAAGATGGCATCAACCTGTCCAATGGTTCCGCTAGAATCAAAACTAATAGATGCCACCGCACTTGCGTTTTTAGTTGGTTTGACAGATACAATATACTGATAAGAACCTGTCTTCTCAATATCTTGGATAGTATCAATACTTGTATCGAAGTCTTCTCCAGTGTATTCAAAGAGTGTACAACGCATTTTGAAAACTGGAACATTTTCTATTTGGTAGAATGGTTGCTCGTGTTCTACGTGTTGAATCTCAAACATTTTATTTGTAAGTGGTAGATAGATCAAGTCTCCCTCAGTTGGTCTATCAGTATCAATCTCATTGTCTGGTCTTTGAACCTGAGTAGTAAATCTCGTTTTTGCAACTACGAATGTTGCTTCGTCTCTGATCTCAACTCCAAAGCGAGTATAGAGATCTCCCTCTCCATCGAACCCTTCTACATTCTCTATGTACATCTCTATCTTATGAGATGTTGGGAATCGAGATGTCACGTCATCTCCTAATAGGTCATCGTGATTCATTAGTTGTCTAGGTAAATAGTAAACATCTTGACCATAGATCTTTAGAGACTCTATTACCAAGTCTGCATAGAGATCCATTTCAGATCTTACTTTTTCCGAGAAGTAGAGGTTTCTTGCCATTGTGTTATCCTATAAAAAAGTCAGAGGGCATTTCATGTTCTAGTCTTATTGATTCTCTTAACCTTTCTATCTCAGTTGTTCCATCATCATATAACTGTCTACCATTGAAGGTAACACCACCTGGCAATTGTACACCTTCAAACTTTATGAGGTTCATTCCCCACTGTTGTTTGAATAGTGCTGTTGTATAATCTTTCAACCACATATCATTGAATATGGATGTATGAGTAGTCGGATCTATTATGGTGTAAACTTCTGCTACAACATACTCACCTTCCTTGACATCTTGATCTTGAAAGTCGCCAAAAATGTGTAATCTATCTTGATGCCTAGACCACTGTACTTGTGGGTGACCATTTAGTTTTGTATCTAATAATGACAGGTATTGTTGCATCTGTTCATAGTAAGCAAGGTCACCTGCAAAGTTCTGCAAGTCTGCTATATCATTTAGCATCATTTGATATTTGATATCAAAGAAATTAAACGATGAATTGAAAGAAGACGCGATTGGAAATAATCTAGTCACGGTCAATACATTAGACGGTATGGGAATATATTCGTTACTAACATCTGTAGCAGTTACAAGATGTTTTAGATATGTCCTTACCGTTGCATCAGAGTGAAACTCTTGATAGTATTGCAGTGCTTCGTCTACACGATCTTCCATTTGATCTTCATCGATATTGATTTCCAAAACTGGATCACCAAGTCGCCTCTTGGCATAATCAATAAGATCTTGTCTTGAATTAGGAACTGCCATAATAGTCTCCAAAAACTAAAAGTATTTGGTACTATTTATAAGTTTTATTCTTTTACTTACGATGCATTACCAGAGGCACCAGATGCATTTACGATTGCGGCAGTAAGTGTAGGTGGATTAGTAACACTATTTCCCCCAGTTGCATTATTCCATCGGTGTATCCAACTACTTCTGTTAAATCCATACCCCAGATAATTATCTCCACCACCACCTAGAGTGCATCCATAAGTGGAGTTACCACATCCACCATGGTTACGAGTGGGCATTTTACCCGAAGAAGCATTGTTGAACCCTAGATCTCCAATGTCTGAAGCATTACCAGGTGTGGCAATTGTTATTCTCTGTATATGTTCGCCAGGATCAGATCCACTATGATAAGTGATGCCACCTGCAAAGCAACCATATGTTCCATTAGAGTTTCCTTCTGCACTATAATGTCTTTGCGTGGCAATATCTCCAAAGTCCGTTGCGCCACTCTGCACTTGAAATGTAAAATAATCCATCGTCCTTGATGGAGAAGTGTAGGTGCTAAACTGTCCTGCTATAACAACCAATCGAGTAGCATTATTGACCGCTGTGGAATTTCTTCGCTCATAGTTGGTAAGTCCGTTATAGTTGGTGGCATCTCCTGCAGTCTGAATTACTATTGTTTGTGCCTTTTGATCTCCATTACCAGAAGCGGCATAACCCCCAACATACATTCCGTATAATCCATCAGATCCTGCACACTGATCATAGTCACAATAACCTTGTGCCGAACCCAATAAGGTATCTCCTGAAAAAGTAGCATTCCCTAATGTTGCGGATGCAAAATACTGTAAATTTAAATTACTAGCATTATATCCTGCCCCTGTAGTTACTATTCTGTTTCCATCTGATACGGATGCCCTTTGACCCGAACCACTGCTTGCCAAGTTTCCAAATGTGGAAGCATTATTATTCCCACTAAGATCCATATATTCTATCGCCTGTGTATTCCCAGTGGTTCTGGAACCTCCAATAGAAAATCCTCTATCACCAAAATATTGATTAGTTCCTACAAGAGGTGGAGAACTGTTGTATGTGAATTTGACAGTCTGGTTTACAAAACTAATACCATCACTGAATTTGAATGAATAGTGGAAATCACCATCAGAGTCTGCTAGATTTCCTGCTGAGACTGCTTCTGC